ATGCAATACCTGAAGAACATAAAGATTTTAATAATTTTTTTAATTCATGGCATTGTACAATTCCTCCTGAAACTGGTAAGTTGATAATGTTTCCTGCCTGGATAATGCACAGTGTATCCCATAACAATTTGGCTAGTTTGGATAGAATATCTATTGCATTTGATGCAATTATATCTTGACTCTGTAATAAAACTGTTATATACTAGAGTTACTTTAGGGGGCTCTATGATTATAGGCGTATGTGGTTTTATTGGTTCTGGCAAAGATACCATTGCTGATTATTTGACTAACTGTCATGGTTTTAGACGAGAATCCTTTGCAAATTCACTCAAAGATGCAGTAGCATACGTATTTGGTTGGGACAGAACCATGCTAGAAGGTCGTACCACACAAGCCCGTGCATGGCGAGAGCAAGTAGACCCGTGGTGGGCAGAACGACTCAACATGCCTAACATAACTCCCAGATGGGTGCTACAATATTGGGGCACTGAAGTTTGTCGTAAGGCATTTCATGATGATATCTGGATTGCCAGCTTAGAAAACAAGTTGCGCCACAGCACCGACGACATTGTTATCAGCGATTGCAGATTCCCTAACGAAATTAAATCAATTAAAGAAGCGGGCGGCATTGTTATCCGTGTAAAACGAGGCGAAGAACCCGAATGGTACAAGGATGCGGCTGATATGAACGCAGGCGACCACTGTATGAATTGGGCACTTGCTTCAAGTCGCATGTCAAAGTTGAATATTCATGCCAGTGAAACTGCCTGGGTTGGTACTAAGTTTGACGCAGTGTTAACTAACGATGGTTCTATAGATGACTTAATGTCTAAAGTCAAAGATCTGGTACAAGATCCCCTTGCTTCCATTGAATCCCTTCCTTATGTAACACTCTCTGACAATTAGCACACACTGTTTTAAGATTGGCGTGACGGCAATTGTTTAAGTCGCCGTCCACATGAAAAACAGCAAATACTTCTTTGTGCTGACTTTTAAATCCGCATTTATCGCAGATATTTTTTAATTTGTATCCAGCATGTTGCCAGCGCGACACTTTTACGCCACGCAAACACGAACCGCATACTCGTCGATAATAAGGTTGTCCTTCTTTATAGTAATTAATGGCTACAGGTGCCCTGCCGCATCTACATAATGGTCGCATTTTATATTTAAGCCTTTTTCGTGCCTTTTTTAGGTTGTATACTAGCTTAATTTTGTAGTTTATCTATAAATACAATTGAACTAGTATTCACCGGAGAGTCAACACATGGCACAATTGAACAGCCCAGGCGTAGCGGTTACAGTAATAGACGAAAGTTTCTATACGCCAGCCGCCCCAGGTACAACACCTTTAATTATCGTAGCAACTGAACAAGACAAAGCAAATGGCGCTGGCACAGGCACAGCACCAGGAACACTAAAAGCAAATGCAGGAAAAGTTTATTTGATGACAAGTCAAATGGACTTGGGCAGTACTTTTGGTACACCTATGTTTGAAACAGATGCCAGTAATAATCCAGTTCACGCAGGTGAACGCAACGAATATGGACTTCAAGCGGCTTATAGCTATCTTGGAGTTAGCAGTCGCGCATACATAGTACGTGCAGATGTTGATTTGGGTGCATTGGCACCAACGACAACAGCTCCTGCAGGTGCTCCAGTAAATGGCGCATGGTGGTTTGACACAGCGGATTCAGTATTTGGTATATTTGAATGGAATGGGTCCACATTAACATCTACCAGCGTTGGCGCACAATCATTTACAAATAAAACTCCAACAATTATTAGCAATATCAATCAACAAGTCGGCGGCACAAGCAGTGGCAACCCACTTGCCAGCATTGGTTCTATTGGTAGTTACGCATTAGTGGTAACCACAACTCCATACAAATTGTTCTTTAAAAACTATCAAGGCACATGGGTAATAGTTGGTAGTAACAACTGGACAAAGTCTTGGCCAACTGTGCAAGGATCAGCTCCTACAACAATTGCCACTAGTGATACGCTAATACTTACCACAAGTCCAACATCAACACAGAGCATCACAGCTACCACAACAACAGCACAGACGACTATTACTATTACTGGTACAGTGGTTCTCAATAACATTATCACAGCGGCAGCAATTACATTGGTAGCAGGTGATATTGTTGAATTTGCGGCTGGCGCAAACGGTATTTCAGCCGGTGTACGTTATTATGTAATAGCTAGCAACTTGTCTGCCGGTGGTTTTAACGTAAGTTTGACCAAAGGCGGCACGGCAGTTATAATTACTGGAACAACGTTAAGCACCACTGCCAAAGTTACAAAACTTGATGGCTCAACCGGCGCAATAACAGCAAGTGGTGCAAGTTCAAAGCTAGTTGCTGGAAATGCAATTACTTTCCCTTCCACTGTAAGCGGCGTGGCTCAAGTAACATTTGGCGGAATCGTATTAGGTACAACATATTATGTTATTCAAGTTAGTGGCAATACATTCAGTATTAGTACAAGCCCCACCGGTGTACCATTAACACTTACATCGGGTAGCGGTACTTTGACAGCGAACGAAACAGAAACATCGTTACCTATCACAGGTGTTAATAGTGTTGCTGGATTAGTTTCTGCAATTGGTGCATTACAAACTGGCTTGACAGCGGCCGCTGGCACAGACGGTCAACTTATTTTATATGTAGATGGTACTGTTAACAAAGTTAATGTGACTGGTACAATGCTCACAGCACTGGGAATTGCCAGTGGTGACTA